CAAAGTCAGTTACTATGCTTACTTTTTCTGAGTCACTGTTCTCTAAGTTAGTCTTAAAGATAAACTGATCTGGCTCAAGGTACTTGATCTTCTCGTACTTCTTACGAGTGTCGCCTAGTTGTACCTTGTTGTAGTTTATGAAGCAGATTGACTTGATGCCATCTTGAAGCTTCATATGGGTAGGCTTAGTGGAGTCACCAATTGCAGAAATTTGGATTGTCTGTCTGGTGTGAGGCCAATCTCTGTTAGCCATCATTGCAAAGAAAGTAGACTTGAGTATAGTCGCTACTTGCTCAGACTCTATGGTATCGTCAATAGAGTTGACTTCATCACTGTCCATATCTGACAGGATTTCTTGTACCATATCTAGTAGGTTACGCTTCATGGTTTCTCCTAGTTAGTGTGCAGTGGTCTAATGTACCAACCATTGACTTTAACCGTCACACCAGTTTTATCTGCTCTACCTAGTAATCTTGCAGGGTTTAGTAAGGTGTTGTTGTCTCCCATGTAAATACCTTGAAACTGCACCATTTGATAAGATTGTACAGTCTTAAATAAGGTAGGTGTCATTACTGCTAACTGGTAAGGAGAAGAACCTAAACCTAGCTCTAATGCAAAGTCTATTACTGTGTTAGTTGTACTGATAGTTACTTCAAAGTCTACACGTAGGTCTACTGTATCCCCAAGTGAGAGGCCAGTAAAGTCAAATCGATTAGTAGTTGTATCCCAAAGGTCATCAACACCTGCAAGTGCGTAAGTCTTGTTAGTAAAAACACCTGCACCGTCATTAGTCATTTCATATTGAGTGTTAGCTGACGTTAAGGGAATTGCTGTAGTTGCAGTAGCTAGGTCGTTGTAATCATAGATGCCTTGAGAGATAGTACCCGCAATAGGTACAGGTGTTGACCAATAAGAAGCCCCGCCACTAGAAGTTAATACTTGTCCAGCAGTAGAAGTTGAAGCGCCCTTAACTTCGTGTAGCTGGGATTCTGGAATGTTTCTGTGTTGTATATCTGCCATGTTTTCTCCAGCCAAATAAAAAAGGGGAGTACAAAGACTCCCCCTTTAAGGTACGATTAAACTACGTAGAGATACTTAACAACTGCTGTACCCGCTGTTGGGCCAGTAATTGTAAGGTCTGCTGTAGTAGTAACTGTAACATAGTTAGCTGCTGCACCGTCTGCTGCTGAAATATCTTGAGCACCAACAGTAGCTGCTGAGATAGAGCCAGTGAAGAAATCCACAATCTCTGTTACGATAGCACCAGCAGGTACTTGAGAAAGAGTAGGAAGTGATTCACCGTCAAAGTTAACACTAATTTCTTTCTCTGCACCGGCAGAAGGTGCTTCACCACCTTTGAAACCACCAGAAGTACGTTGACCGTAGTGGTTATATGCTGTACCCTCTGATAAAGGGAAAGCGCTGTTTTCAAAACCCATTGTATTACTCCTTAAGAATTAGTAGCAGATGTGATGATGATACCAAGAGTATCTACACGCTGAGCACCAATACCCCAACGAGCTGAAACAACGTATTCGTCACGGCCAAGGTCTTTGTTACGCTCACCTTCAACACGTGGCTGACGTCGCCATGCAGCCATGATAGGCTTACATTGGTCATCTGCAACACACATTGCAATGTTAGCAACAGCGCCAGTTACAGAAGTAGTGCCGTCACCCAAGTTACCAGTAGCTAGACGGTTAGAAAGAACAACGTCAAAGCCGTATAGTTGACCAACAAAGCGCATACCAGCAGACATGCCTGAACGTAAGATACCTTCTGCAAAAGAAGTTACGTCAGTAGTGATGTTAACTAGCTTGTTAAGAGTAGCTTCAACAACAGGGTCTGCAATGAATACACGACCTTGAGCTGGTACGTTAGCTTTATCGAAAGCTAGACGCATGTTAACAAGGTGGTCTGTAGAGAATACGTTGTTAGTCTCAGCAGAAGCTAGACGGTGTGCAAAACCATTGATAAGGTTAGCGTTAGCGTCAGTCTGTGCTGAGTTACAAACAGACAAGAAATCTGTTTCGAAATCTTCTTGGATAGCACGAGTAGATTCTACTGAACGAGCTGACATAAGAGCGTCGATGTTAGTACCATCTTCACGCATTTCATCAGAAACGAACCAAGCATCACCTTTGTACTTGTTGATTTGTAGAGTAACACGACCAGTGTCAATAGGGCTGTATACAAAAGCTTCGTTCTCAGCGCCATCTTGGATAGTTACAGAACCGATTACAGGAATGTTAAGAGTATCGCCTGAACCGAAGTCACCGACATTGCGGTAGAATTGCTCACCCAACAAACCGTCATGCAGATTACTTAGAATGTAATCGCTGTAGATTTCCTGTTCGATGAATGCAGTAGTATTAGTAGTTAATTGCATTTAAGTTTTCCTCAAACTTGTACGTCAAATTTTTTGTAGACACGAGCCTTTATCTTTTGTAGGTGGTCTACTTGATCTTTATGGCTTGCACCTAACATGAGAGATTTCTCAGGCATAGGCAAACCAGTATCTTCTTGATTTTGGTTAAGTCCTTGGTTGACGCTTGAGGTAGATACCTTGACGCTACCAGAAGACTTGACTTCAAATAGTTTTAGTGCTGCTTGTGGAGAACTCTGAGAGAGAGCTTGAAGCCCTTCTACAGTCATTCCCAACTCTGCTGCTTTATCTGCTACGACCTTTGGAGTAGAGTCTCCGAAAGATGCAAATAGGCTGTCACTAACCATCTGCTCATTTTGAGCCTTAGACTTTTGAGTCTCTTGCTGCTGAGAGAAGTTTTGGACAAGGTTTAAAACTTCCTGCTCGCCAAGTCCTGATACTTGAGGGGTACTCTGATCGGGCTGATTTGCAGTGAGCTTTTCTACGACTTCTTCAACTGCTGCTCGCTTACCAAGCTCTTCTTTCAACGCTACTATTTCCTGCTCTTTTTCTGATAAAGAAGTTTTAAGTTCAGGGATATAGTTTTGTGAATGCTGTAATGCTTCTAAAGCTTTTTCAACTGAGTCGTATTTCTGCTCTCCAGATTCATTTTTAATGCTAGTAAGTTGGTCAACGAACGCATTAGTAGATGCTGGATTCTGTTCAGGGGTTGCCTGAGAGTTACTTTCAAATGCTGACATACTGGTAGGTATCTCTTTTATAATAAAGTTATAGTAAATAAAAATATATGAAGATAATAGTAGACTTATAATAGTAAGGATATAAGTAATTGTATAAGCTTCTTATACTCCTATATACCAGAAAAATCGCGTTTTTACCACTAATTTTAGGAAATAAGTCTAAGTATTTTATCTAGTGCTCTACGGTAGCCAACTGAGTCTGCTTGAAGCATTTGCCAGTTAGGACAATCGTACTGAGATTTGGAAAGGTCGTAAGACCCCTCCATCTCTTTTTGACAGATTTCCTTTAGTCGTTGCCTTAGCACAGAAGATGCTTTGAAGGCATCCTCTATCCGTTGTGCTTTGTGTGCATCCTGTCCGTCTGTCCAAGTCTTCTTCATACTACAGTCTCTGTAGAGTCAACTGCTGCTGCCTCTTCCTGTACGTTATTCATTGTGCTTTGTAGCTCTTGCTGCTCAAACACTGCTGCATTAGGTGAGAAGATTTCATAACCTTCTAGACCTGATATGTCACTTACAAACTTAGTAAGGTTCTTAGCAGATGTGTGTGGCCCTACAAGCTGACCTAGCGGAGAGTTAAACACAGTCATTAAGTTCTGTAAATCTTGTGCTTGCTTGCTAAAGTGACGAGCACCTACAGGCTTGATGATACCATTTGACACTAGGTCTTGAGCAGTAATCTCTAGGAACTCCTGTACGCCATATTCCTCGTTAACTAGACTTACTACATCAATGCCTTGTAAGTTACGTCTAGCAGACTCTAGCATAGCGTTAATGACAGGTTCTAGTAGTCGCTCTTCAAACTTAGTAACCTTCTCTTGGAATGTACGACCTGCTGCTGTAGCCAACTGCATTACTTCCCCTAGCGTCTTCTCACCCGGAGTTCTAATACCTGCTGCTTCTCGTGGGGCACCTGCGTACAGCTCCATACGGTCTTCTAGGCCAGCCATTTCACTAGCTGCTGCCATGATACCATTTAGGTTCTTACCAAGCTCCTGTACGTCACCACCTTCGTCTATGACAATCTCTGCACCCGGACCCCATACAAACTCTTCTACCTCACCAATACGTTTTAGTGGTGGGTGAACACATAGGTCCATAGCGTCAGCTTTAAGGTTCTCTAGGTGGTCTAGTCGATACTGCATACCTACTAGATTGTCTAGTGGTCCCATAGACCACAAGTTGTCTGGACGGTCTCTCCAACCTACAGCATAGATAGGGGCTTCGCTAAGCAGGGTAGGCATTACTTCGTTACGTACTTCTACAGAACGATCTACGATAGTGATCATTCGGTTGGTCTGTAGCTCACCTGTAGCTGAGTCATGGAAGTCACCAAAGAACTCTAGGATTTCTACATAGTCACCAGTGAAGTACTCGTACATGCTACCAAAACCATCTGCCTCGAAACCAATAGCTTTGTCAAAGTCTTCTTTGCTGTAACCCCCTAGGTTACGCTTTATCTCCAATCGCTTCTCAATTGCCTCTGTCCAGAACCGTTGATCAGGGTCTGTCTCAGCAAGCTTCTTTAGTTCGCCAATAGTCTTGATAGACCGTACAATCTTATGGGACTGTGTGAACGAAGCAGCCAGTGGATTAAACACAATATCCATAGGTGAGATACGTTCAGGCATTGGCCCTACGTAGTTAGGTATCTTATCACCCGTTGAGAGCTCCTTATAACGGCTCTCAAAGCCCACAGTAGCAAAAGCCATACCATAGTCTATGTAGTCCAATAGAATGCGCTCAAAGGCTTCCTTGACTCTTGCGTTACCTACCTTGTTAGACATGTAGGTTTCAATTACATCACGCTTAGACTTAGCTGCTGCCTCTTGGCTGTTAGCCACCCACTTAAGCCAGTTACTGTTAGGGAACAGAGCTGACTTGTAGTTAGCATAGAGGTTGTCCCGTATTTGGCACAGCTTAGGAATAGTTGTAGAGTTTTTCCAAGGCAGTGAGCTGTTAGAGGTTGTGCTTGTATCTGTTGCAAATACGTAGTTACGAAGCTCTGTCCACTCGTTAATACGCTTGTCTCTCTGGTGGTTGTACTTCTCCCACAGCGCTGTCACCCAAGCTGAGCTAGGGTCTTGGTCTACGAGACCTTTTATCTCGGCTACTTTATCTGAACTCATCTAAATGCAACGCCTCCAAAGCGTGAAGTTTTATTAGGTTTGTTAATGAAGTCTTCCATTTTTGATTTGATACTCTGTTTAGGTTTCACAGCAATGCTTATAGCAGATGCTAGAGAGTCCTTTATGTCATCGTGAGAAGGCCTAGCTTGCACTAGCTCTTCTTCTAGGTCCATAGTCCAACCACCTTCTCTGTGCCACATCTGTAGGTTGTCGTACAGAGGCTCAAGGACAGCCTTCATACGGTCTTCCTTGCTACCCTCCTTGCTAGAGGGTCTGTACTCTTCTACTGGTAGGCTAAGGCCATTCTTCTTAATGTAGTCCTTTATGCCGTTTACAATGACTATCTGAGCTACTGTGACCTCTGCTCGTAGCTTAGAGAAGCGCCAAGTAGAATGTAGTCTAGCAATGTGGTCATAGTACTCCTTAACCCTGTCTGACTTAAAGCGGTCTATGTCAAGTACATAGTAGTTACCTTCAAAGTCAACACCTACAACAGTGATAGCTGTCCAGTCTGCATCTTTGTTTAAACTAAATGCAAAGTCAACTGCTGCATATATGTTAAGCCTACGGCCATTGTAAGTCCACCTAGAGCCTTCTTTCTTGAGGAACTTAGGGTTGTAGTACTGGAACTTCTCTCTTGATATACGCTCACTAGAAGACTCGTTAGGGTCATTGTAGTACTGAGCATGATACT